TACTTGATACTGAAGAAACATACCATCAATCTTAGCAGAATCTTTATCTATATCATCAAGGAATTCTAAACGAACTTCACCTGAACCTGCAAAAGAACCAGCACTAGAAGCAAGACGAGTAACCTGTTCTGTTATTTGTTTCCGAAATCCTTTATAATCAGTTTCTAAAGTTTCTTTAATTAAATCTATATCGTATTCAGTTCCATCTATTCCTTTTGGTCCTTCAGGTCCAATTAATCCAGATTCACCTTTTGCGCCGCGAGGTCCAATTAGACCTTGTTCACCTATAAGTCCTTGGTCGCCCTGTTCGCCTTTTTCACCTTTATCCCCAGATTTTCCTGAAATGCCTTGTTCACCAGTAATTCCTTTTAGTCCAATTAAACCTTGTTCACCTATAAGTCCTTGGTCGCCCGTATCCCCTTTGGGTCCAATTACACCCGTTTCACCCGTTTCACCCTGAGGACCAATTAAACCTTGTTCACCTATAAATCCTAGTTCACCTTTTTCTCCAGTTTCACCTTGAAGTCCCTGAATACCTTCAGATCCAATTAGACCTTGTTCACCTATAAGTCCTTGGTCGCCCTGTTCGCCTTTTTCTCCAGTTTCACCAACGGGACCACGTACCTTTGGTCTTAGATCTTCAGACAAAGGACCTCGTTCTCCTCTTGGACCCATCGGTCCTGAAGGTCCAGAAATTAATTTTTGTTCTTGAAGTTGTTTTATTTGAGAATCGATATATTCTCTTAAAGCATTAATCCTCGCTTCTGCTAATTTTTGCCCAGCAGCAAGTATCTTAGCTTGTTCTAATTCGGATAAGGCGCTCATAAATCATCCTTAATCTCACCTTTAGTTACACCATCTAGAGCTTTAGTCATACTTTCTATAAGTTGTTTGTCTTCTTCACTGAGAGGTGGTGGTGGTAGTTCCTCAACAATCACTTGATTATTAGAAACAACTACTTCTTCTTGTGGTGATTCCTCCGGTGGCTCTTGTTCCTCTGGAGGTTCTTCTTCACCTTCTTCACCTTCCTCAGATGCTCTCTCTTTCTTAATTTGTGCTGCTATTTCTTTAATTTCATCTTCACCCATTTTTAAAATAGTTTTCTGAATCCATTCATCGGAAAAATATTTACCAGCAAATTGTTCTACACTTTGTAGGATAGCTAATCTTGAATTAAGAAGCTCTGCATCTTTAAGTTCTGTAAAATGATTATCTTTAACAAAATCATAAGAAATTGAATTCTTAATTTCTGCCCATTCCGCACGAGACATCACACCTGTAAGAGCAAGTTGAATTTCAAGTAATTGATCAAATAGATGAGTAAAGCGTAAACGTAATCGATTCACAAATTTTGTAAATTTAAGTTCATCTCGAGAAATTTCAGTTGCCCGACCAAGATTGAATGCATTATCGGTTTCAAGACGTGAAACAGGAACGCTCAATGATTTGTAAAGTCTCTTTTTAAAGTATTCGACATCATCCATTTCACCAAGATTCTGGCCACCTTGAAGTGTAGTGATCTCTGTGCCACGACCACCTTCTCTACGAGGCAACCAAAAATCTTCAAGCATCGTCATAAACTTACGATCATCCCGCACTTCACCTGTGTTCGCATCATACACAAGGCGATTTTTATGCTTCGCCATCATGTCACGGAGATATTGTTCTGCTTTCATTTTAGGAAGATTACCGACATCAATGTAAAATACCCTACGCTCGGGTGCTCGCGCAAGACGATAAATAACAACCGCATCTTCTAACATGCGAAGTTGATTCATTGGTTTAATTGCTTTATGCAAATAACCAAGAACCATTTTATTTCTTTGATCTAAAATACCTGAATGAACAAGACAAATACTATCAGGGGAAATCTTTATACCTTGCGTTTGAGTCGCGTTACCAATGCCTTGATGATTAAAAAGAAAATATTCATTGAAAGCAGGAACTATTGGAATTCCCCGTTTGGGTATTGCTGTAGAATTACTTTTTTTAAGAGGCTCTCTTACTTTTCTTATTCGCCTTGGATCTATATAACGTAATTCCTGAATACCCTCTCGTGGTTTCTTTTCATCAATCATAATATGATAATATAAACGACCATCAATATACCAGCGTTTAAATATATCATATGCAAGATTAGAAAAATCTAAATGTTCACATAGTATAACAAATTCCTCACGAACTCGCTTTTTAACTCGTTCAGGTTGTTTACATTCATCGAGATTAATTTCTACTGGAATTGCCCGAACATCTGAAACAATTGCTTCATTAACAATATCTTCTACTGCCAATTCACATTCTGGTTGCATAGAAAGTTCACGATATTTTGTAACAAGTTCAGCTTCATTTTTAGCTGTACCTTCAATATCAATAATTTGACCAGCTACAGAACCAACAGCTACTTCTATTGCGCCGTCGACATTAGGAGATGGAACAAAAGATGGAACATCTTCCGCTCTTTTTATATCGTCTTCAATTTTTCCAATTCTAAATCCAAATAATTCAATCGCCATTTAATTTTTCCTAATAAAATAAAACCCGCCAATGACTATTTAGCGGGCTCTATTTAAGAGTTTTAACTCTAAAACATAGATCATAGATGTCTATTATAGAAATTAAACTGCGAAAGTGCCCGTTGTAGTCGGTGCTGCAACTTGCCAATAATCATATTGAAATTCGCAAGTAAACATTTCAATAGCATCTGCATTATCCCAATCTAATTCAACTGCCGCTAGATTCGAAGGAAACATATTTACCATCTCATATGTACGAAGAATACCACCAGTTTTACTATACTGAGAAACTGTTCCTGTTGTACGATATGCCGATAAACCACCGAGTCCACTATCTCTTAAATTCCCCTGATGAGAATTTATAAGATTTGACCAAGTTTCCAAAGAATTACGAACAGTAAAATCCTCATCAATAAGAATCGTAACTGTCCACGGTTCAAAAGTGCGGGTTCCTGCCATTTTAATTTCCCTACCGAAATATCGTTGGGGAATCACACTAAGAACACTAGAAGGCATCTGAGCTGCCCGACAACTGAATGCTATTCTACTTCCTATATTTGGCACTCCAGAAGGTGTATCGATATTAACACTGAATAGTGAAGGTCTCGCACCGCCCAGAGGTAGACCAGCAGAAGCAAATTCTGTTACATTGAAAGCCATTTCGTTTCTCTCCTCTTTCCTTTATTATTTATTCATATTAGAACTGGCCAACTAGAACTTTCCTACAACTTCGCTAAAGTCAACCCCTGTACGAACCGCAATAAAGTTTAGCTGAATGAAGTTGATGGAACGAGCAGGTTTAATATAGATATCACCGATAAACTCGTTTCTATCTATGACCTCTCCGGTGTTGTTAGTATCGTCACATACGACCCTAAAGTCGAAAATACCACGACGACCCTGAACATCACGTAAGAAGGGCTCTACCAGATTTCTAAATTGCGCTCTTGTAAATTCATCATTGAACTCAAAGAGGGTAAATTTAGCAGCAGTAGCAATTGCCTTTTCCAGAACCATGAATAGACGCCGAACATTAATTCTATCAAATGCACTTGGTTTCGAAAGAAGGGTCTTATCTCCGAAGAGTAATGTACCCTGCCCTGGCTGAGTAATCACGGGATTAATACCATTCTTGTAAAGCTGATCCCTTGCCGTTTTATTCGGATTGAATGCCAATTTAATAGCATTCTTCAAAATACCACGATTATAACCAGCTGGTGACCACCAAGGATCTCGAGTATTATCAGTTCGTACCATAAGACCAGCAGTATCACCATTCAGCGGAACATAACGATAAAGATCGTTGTACTTATCGTATTGATATTTCCATCCTGAATCTAAGACCGCATAAGAACTTGAAGTCAAAGTATTACGGAAAGTTATAATATCATCAACTTCCTTGTTCGTATAACTTGAATTATTGACAACATTTCCTCGTAGTGGAGAAATCATTGCTAAGCAATCTTTACGATATGAGGCAATATTATCAATAATATGAAGTGCACGAGTTTGTCCACCTGCAGAATTAAGAATAAAGTTAACATCCACATCTTCCGCACTCTTGAACTTATTAAGACCACGAAGATAATCTGCATCAGCAGGTGCGCCACCATCTCTACCATTTACGAATGAAGCATTAACAGGAGTAGAAGGGCCATCGAACGTAACACCAGATGCCTTCTTACCAGAATAAGAAGCTCCAGTAAGAGCTGAAGTCCACCATGCCCACTGTGATCTATTATTTATTACATCTTTATAATAATTATTAGAACCATCTGCCGTTTTAGCATCAGCAGCTAGTGACACTTTGCTCCATTTCTCAATAGCATTATTCGCAGTTCCGGAAATTTTACCATCCTCGTCAACGATGA